CTCGTAACGCTTCAACCTGCCGATGATAATGACTTGAATGTAGTCAATCTTGTTCTCGGATACCTCGGTGGTATCGTGTCTTCTGTAGTTAGCTTTTACTTTGGCGCTAGCAAGTCTGGATCTAAGTAAGGAATTATCATGGCTAAAAAATTACCCCCTACAAAAGGCATGCTTACAGACGGAAGTACAAGCATTCCAAACATTCCTCCATATGAAGAGATTGAAGACAGAGAAGGTCTTATGGGCCGTCTTCTTGCTTTGCTTGGTGGTATTGGTCAGTCTGAGTTAGGAGCTATCTGGGCTGATCCTACCATGCAGGAGATTCTGGATGCCAATACTGTAAGAATGAATCCTGAAGCTCCGTTTGATATTGAGTATGCTTCAGGTGTTAATGCAAATGTGTTAGGTCAAATAATTGGAGCTTTAGAAAACGCTACTACTGAAGCTCAAGATATTGCTGATACTCTCTTTGAAGATCCAAGCGCTCTTTCTGACATGGAAGATCCGGGGGCTTTAGTTACTAGCATTTTAGAGTCTAGTGCTCTTGGTTTTCTTGGCCCCCCCGGAGCATCTCCTGTATCAACAACACCTCAAGGTATTGTGCTTCCCGGAGGCGCTGGCGTAACAATTGACTTTGAAGAGCTTGGGTCAATTAGCGATATAAACCTTGAAGCAATATTTGAGAAACTAAAAGGCTACATCCCTGGCATTAGTCTTCCTAGCTGGCTACCTAGTGCTGGGGTTATTTTCATTCCTGAACTTCAGGACAAGATACGTCAAGTTGATGAAGCAATAGGCGGAGTCATTGATTCTGTAAGCGGTGTTCTTGAGGGCGAGGAAGATGTTCAGGGCGTGCTTGATGCTATAGGTGGTGTCATTGGCGAGGTATTTGACGCTGTTGTTTATAATGAAGAGGCTACAACAGAAGAAGAAGAAGGCATTCTTCAAAGCGCAGTTGGTAGTATTTTTGATGTAATTAATGGTGTATTAGAAGGCACTGCTGATAGCTCAACAATAGGCACGATTATTAGCGGTGTAGCTACTTCCGTTCTTGGAACAAGCCTTCCTAACTGGTTGCCGGGAGTTTTAACAACCGTCTTTACGCCCGGTAGTCCCGTAATTTCCACGGTTCAACAAGTGTTATCTGACATGGGCATTACGCTTCCTTTTACCGAAGAAGAGGAAGAAGTAGATATCAATGAAGACGACACTACGTATATTGACGACACCATAAAAGCAGATATTAAATTTCCTGAAGAACCAGAACCAGAACCCGAGCCTGAGCCAGAAACTGGGCCAGTAAAAGGAGATCCAATAAAGCAGGCTCCTTTAGATCCTGATGAGTCTATTGTAGAAGATTTATTCTCAGACATTATTGGTCAGACAGAGGCCAACATTCTTCAGGCTATTGCAGATGCTGGTTATGCAACTCCGCAAGATGTAGTTGATGCAATTAGCGAAGCCGGGTTATTAACAGCAGAGAGCCTAGCAACTACCCTGGCTAACGCTGGTTTCGCTACCCCTGAGGATATCGGCACTGCACTAGCTGACGCTGGGTTTGCTACACCGCAAGATATTGCAGATGCTTTGTCAGCGGCTGGGTTTGCCACTCCTGAAGACTTAGCTACAGCACTTTCCAATGCAGGATACGCAACACCAGAAGACTTAGTAACGGCCTTGTCTAGCGCTGGGTTTGCTACGCCAGAGGATATTGCTACCGCCTTAACAAATGCAGGTCTAGCTACACCGCAGGACATTGCTGATGCGTTTGATGCCGCAGGATTGGCAACACCGCAGGATGTTATCGACGCTATCTCTGCCGCAGGTCTGGCAACGCCACAAGACGTAGCAGACGCTTTAGAAGCCTTTGGGTTTACCGATGCCCAGTTGCAACAAATTGCAGGCGCATTGCCTGAAGGTTTAACACTTGACCAATTAAACACCGCATTAAGCGATGCGTTAGCTGGCATTGCTACAGGCACAGATCTTGATACTGCCACCACAACAATTACAGATGCTATTGGCGGTTTAGGTTTTGCCACAGCGGAAGACGTAAGGACGGCTTTATCAGAGTTTGGATTTACCGATGCGCAGTTAGAGCAGATTGTTAATGCTTTACCAGAAGGTTTAAGCACAACAGATCTAGAAAATGCTTTAGAGGGTGTAGTTGTAGGAGCAGATCTAGACACTGCGGTTACAACAATTACGGACGCTATTGGCGGCTTAGATATTGCTTCAGCTCAAGATGTCAGGGATGCACTTGCTGAGTTTAATTTTACTGAAGACCAGCTAAACCAAATCATTAATGCTTTGCCGGAAGGGTTAAGTACAGATGACTTAGCTACTGCTCTTAGCGATGTAGTTGTAGGCGACGACTTAACTGCCGCTGTCACAACAATTACTGATGCAATTGGTGGTTTAGATATAGCAAGCCCGGATGACATTAGGAACATCCTTTCTAACTATGGGTTTACTGATGCACAGCTACAGCAAATTGTTGGTGCATTACCAGAAGGCTTGTCTCTTTCAGATGTAACCGGCGCACTAGAAACGGCAATGTCAGGTATTGCGTTAGGAACTGATATTGATTCAGCTACTAACACTATTACTGACGCCATTAGTGGATTAGCTTTTGCTACACCAGAAGATGTTGCTAATGCGCTTACTCAGTTTGGGTTTACAGAAGATCAGCTAAACCAGATAGCAGGCGTCATCCCTGAAGGTCTAAGCATTTCTGACCTTAACGACGCATTAGGCAGTGCCCTGTCAGGTATTGCTCTTGGTTCTGATTTAGAGACAGCAACAACGACAATCACTGATGCTATTGGCGGATTAAACTTCGCAACGGCAGATGATGTTGCTAACGCACTTGCTAACTTTGGCTTTAGTGAAGACCAGTTAAATCAAATTGCAGGTGTTATTCCAGAAGGCTTAACACTTAATCAATTAAATGATGCTCTTACTGGCGCAGTTTCAGGTCTTGCGCTAGGCACTGATTTGGACGCGGCAACAACCACGATTACAGACGCTATTGGGGGTCTTAATTTTGCAACAGCTCAAGATGTCCAAGACGCTCTTACTGCATTTAACTTTACTGAAAGCCAGCTCAATCAAATCTCTGGATTGCTTCCTGACAACTTAACTCAAACGCAAGTACAAGACTTGTTAACTACTTCGTTAAGCGGTGTTTCAACGCAAGAAAATGTAGATGAAGCTTTTGCAACACTAACTACCAATCTAACCACAAACTTAAGCGGGCTTGAGGCAGGTCAAGAAGAAATTCTTACAGGGCAAGAAGGTTTGTTTGGTGGTCAACAAGACATACTGACAGGCGTTGGTGAAGAAAGCCAAAGGTTAGAAGACATTATTATGTCTAGCACTGGGTTACTTGCGGCAATTGGCGCAGGTGGTCTTGGTGGTGGCGCGCCTGCTAGACCTAGGCCGGAACCATATAGACCTTATATGGAAAAGTTAGATTATGCGCCGGGTATGGTTGAAGCTTTAAAGCCGCAACAACAGGTAGACTACAACAAAGAAGTCGATAGGCTTTTAACTATGGGAATGGGTGGCAGAAAACAGGGAATGCTTGTATGACATACCTCAACTTAATGAATAGTGTTCTTCGCCGTTTGCGTGAGGAAGAAGTAACAAGCGTTACTGCTACCACTTACTCGAAGATGGTTAGCGACTACATTAATGACGCAAAGAAAATGGTTGAAGAAGCTACAGACTGGTCTGCTCTTCGAGAAACAATCATTGTAACAACAGCCGCATCTGACAATACCTACTCGCTTACAGGTGCTGGCAACAACGTCAAAGTAATGTCAGTAATCAATGATACTCAAAACTGTTTTATGGAGTATCAGACTAAAGATTGGTTTAACGATGCGCTGTACATTGCTAATGCTGTAGAGGGTGCGCCTAAATACTTTACCTATAACAGCGTTGATGGAAGCGGCGATACTCAAGTGTTAGTTGGCCCTACACCAGATGGCGTCTATACGCTTCGATTCGATGTAGTCAAAAGACAAGCCGATCTGTCTAGCAACACTGACACCCTTTTAGTTCCTGCAATGCCTGTTGTTCATTTGACGGTAGCATTGCTTGCGCGTGAGCGTGGCGAGACAGGCGGTACTTCTGCCGCTGAATACTTCGCTGTTGCTGACAGGTTCTTATCTGACGCTATCGCTATAGACGCGGCTAAGCATCCAGAAGAGATGATATTTAGGACGGTTTGATATGGCTCAACAACTGCAAAGTATTAATCTTGTAGCACCTGCTTTTAAGGGTGTTAACACTGAGGACTCTCCGCTTGCGCAGGATCCATCTTTTGCTGAAGTTGCGGATAATGCCGTAATCGACAAACGAGGACGTATTGCCGCACGTAAGGGCCACAGCGTTACTACAACTAATAAGACTGTACTTGGCAGTGATTCCATTCGGTCTATTAAAGAGTTCCGTGATGACGGCGGCAACACTAAGATATTTTCTGTTGGCAACAACAAGATTATCAGTGGTACGACTACGTTAGTTGACGAGACTCCCGGCAGTTACACAATCACCGCTGATAACTGGAAGATGGTTACGTTTAACGACAAGATTTATTTCTTCCAAGGAACTTATGAGCCTCTTGTCTATGACAATGCGAGCAGTTCAGTAGTTAAGTTAAGCACAGTTGCAGGCGCTTCCGGCGCTTCTGACATACCCAAATCAAACGAAGTGTTAGCGGCATACGGTCGCCTTTGGTGTGCTGACATAAGCAACAACAAATCTACTGTTTTCTGGTCTGACCTATTAATCGGTCAAAACTGGACGGGCGGTACCAGCGGCTCTATTGATATCTCCAAAGTATGGCCTGACGGCTATGACGAGATTGTTGCGTTAGCCGCACATAACAGTCTTCTTATCATCTTTGGTAAGCACAGTATTGTGGCCTATCAAGGCGCTGAAGCCCCAGCAAGCATGACCCTAGCAGATACTGTTGCAGGTGTGGGCTGTGTGGATAGAGATACCGTGCAGTACACAGGTACTGATGTCTTGTTTCTATCACATACTGGCCTCAAAAGCTTCGGGCGAACAATTCAAGAAAAGTCTTTGCCGATTAGTAGCCTGTCAGGAAACATTACCAAGGACATTATTGGCTCGTTACAAACAGAGAGTAGCTTCTTCAGATCGGTGTATAGCCCAGAAGAAGGCTTCTATCTTCTGACATTTGTTGGTCAGGATATTACGTATTGCTTTGACGTTCGAGGCACAACAGAGAATGGCTCGTATCGTGTAACCCGCTGGGTATCTACAGGCTTTACTTCGTATGTCAGAAAAGAAAATGGCGATTTACTAATTGGCACATCTAACGGTATAAGCGAGTACACCGGGTACACCGATAATGCTACGCCATACCGCTTTAAATACTACAGCCCAAGCCTAACGTTTGGCGATAGCTCACGAATTAAGATCCTTAAAAAACTCAAACCAACACTAGTAGGCGCAAACAATGCCACGGTGTTTTTGAAGTGGGCGTATGACTTTAAAGGCACGTACTCAACGGCTGAGTTTACGGTAGGCGATCAGATAACAGGATTCTTTGGCGAGAGTGAATTTACTGCGGTTGAGTTCACTGGTGGCGCACTAACTAACCAAAGAAGTCTTAATGCAACGGGCTACGGCACTAGCGTTGTTGTCGGTTTAGAAGCGGATATTGATGGCTCTCAGCTATCACTACAAGAAATTAACGTAATGGCTTTGATAGGAAAGCTACTTTAACGGGAGTACACAATGGACGACGAATACAACATTGGCACACCATCTGATGTTCTTGGGGCGGGAGCTACGGGAAGTAATCCTATCATGGATGCTAGCAATGCTTTATCAGGAGGCGGCAACGGTTTCTTTGATTTCCTAGGAGGTCTTGCTGATTATGCAACCCAGCCCGGCGTTTTACTCCCAGGCATTCTTGGCGGCCTGCTTACGGGCGAAGCTTATGGGCGGTTAAGCGACATAGGAAAACAAGCACGAACAGGCGCAGAAGCATTAGCCGAACAGCAACTACAGCAAACGCAGTTTAGGCCGTTTACTGTAACCACTGCTACTGGCGCTGGCTTTGGCACCCGTGTTGACCCTATCACTGGCGAAGTCAAAACAACCATGGGCCTATCTCCACAAGAACAAGCAATGCAGTCACAGCTCTTAGGTGGCGCTGGTGGATTCTTTACAGGCGCCATGCAAGACCCCGCTATTCGTGAGCAAGAGCTGTACGGGCAAATTAGGGCGGCTACCGAAGCTGATGAGCGCATGGAGCGTCTTGGCTTGGAAGAGCGTCTAGCGGCTCAAGGCAGGCTCGGAGTGCGTACAGCGCAATTTGGCGGCACACCTGAGCAGTTAGCTATGGAGCGAGCGCAACAGCAGGCTATGGCTCAAGCAAGGCTTGGTGCGGCACAGCAGGCACGTCAAGAGCAAGTCCAACAATCTCAGTTAGGCGGTCAGTTTTTGGGAATGGGCTACGTACCACAGCAACAACTACTTGCGGCTACTCAACCTTCACAGCAATTGGCGGCGCTACAACAGCAGGCGCAGTTGCAAGGTGCTGGATTGTTTGGAGAGGCTTCTATGTCTGGCTTGGAATCACAGCTTATTGCAGAGCAAGCAAGAGCAAACTTGCTGGGCCAAATGGGTACGGGTTTGTTAAGCGGTGCCTTTACACCACAGCAAACATCGCCAACCGAATCGCTTGTAGGCGATATGGTAAGACAGTTTGGCGGCTTATTTAATTAAGGGGATTAGTAATGGCTAAGTTTTCACAAGCATTTTTACAGGGCCTGTTACAGCCTTCTTATCAGCAAGGGTTGTTTACTGCCGCACAGCAAGCAGGGCAGTTGCCTACACAAATGCGTCAGATGCGCGAAGAAGAAGCGAAGAAACAACAGCAACTTGCTGAGACTCGTCAATTTCAAATGATGACTCCTGAGCAACAATTTGATTTTCTTGAGTCAAAAGCTAAAACGCCGCAAGAAATCCTCAAGGTTCAAGGAATGAGAGCTGAGGCGGCACAAACTAAAGCTAAAGCTAAAAAAGCAGAGGCTGATGCAAAGTGGGAGGCGTACACTAGAGGCAAAACCTTAGAAGAAGATAA